CGAGTTTGTTGGACGACACTACATTCAGTGCGGCGGCGAACGCTTGCGATACAACAAATGAAACATTTAGTGGGTCAGGGGTACAGATCAAACGATTCCAGTGTAATGCTGTCATCAACACCAATCAGACCTTGTTCAACAATACCAAAGTCCTATTGGCTGGATTCCAAGGCATGATGCCATTCCAAAACGGAACATACAGAGTATTCGTGGAAGATGACTATACGGCTACTTTCTCATTCACAGAGTCCAACATTATCTCAGGATTCAAGATTCAAGGATCGCAGAAAGGCAATAAATTTAATCGGGTGACTGCGAAGTTCGTGAACCCAGAAACTAATTATCAGGCAGATGCAGTCATTTTCCCTGATGCTGATTCCGCTGACTACACCACATTCCTTGCGGAAGATAATAACAAACCATTAGAGACAGAAATTAATCTCAATACGATCACCAGTTACTATCAAGCTCGCAATATAGCTAAGACTCTCCTCAAGCAGAGCCGACTTGCTGGTCTGCAAATGTCGTTTGTTGCTACTCCAGACGCTTTGAAATGTGCTGTAGGCGACATTGTTACTGTGACCCATAGTACCCCAGCGTTTACCGATAAAAAGTTTAGGGTGACAGGTTTGTCCATCAATTACGATGCCACTGTCAATGTCTCCTTAGCCGAGCATGATGCGACGATCTATCCTTGGGTCAATGACAAAACCCAACCAACAACCGCAAGTTCTAATCTGCCAGACCCACTGACGGTAGCGGCTCCGGTTCTGACGGTATCGGATGAGGTCAGAACCTTGAACGAGGAGGCTGTGAGCTTCCTGATTGCAAACGTGTCTACATCTGATCAATTTGCAGATCGATTTGAGGTTCAAAGTCAAAAAGCCGGAACCACAGAGTTTGTCACGATGGGTCAAGCAAGCGAAGGACGGTTTGAGCAAGTCAACATTGAGGACGGTTTGGTCTACACCGTAAAAGCGAGAGTTATAAATACCCTCGGTGTCAAATCGCCATTCACTACAATCGCTCATGAAATAGTCGGAAAAACTGCACCGCCAGCCGATGTCACTGGGTTGACCGGAAATCTCATTGGAAACCAGTACTTGTTAAGTTGGAACGCTGTGGCTGATACTGATTTGAGTCACTACAGGCTGAGATTCGCGTCTACAGATTCATCAATGACATATCAGAACAGCAATCCACTTGTGGACAAAGTAAGTCGTCCTGCGACTTCTGTATTCGTTCCAGCAAGAAATGGGACATATTTTGTTAAGTCTGTGGATAAATTGGGACTTGCAAGCCTCAATCCTGCAACGGTTGTCTTGAGTTCTAATATTGATGAACTGGACAATTTCAAATCCATTCAGACGATTACAGAGAGTCCTGACTTCAACGGTACGTTTGACGATACTGTTGAGATCGACGAGGACGATAGGCTGGTACTTAATACATCAATAAACTTTGATTCGGTCACTGGAAACTTTGATGATGCTCTTGGATTATTTGACGGGGGTGCTGGTAATGTTGATGCAGAAGGGTTTTACAACTTCCAGAATACAGTCGATCTTGGGGCAATCTTCTTAGTCCGAGCAACTTCCATTGTACGCTCGATTCGGGTCGATTATGTTGCGCTGTTTGATGCGGCAGAGGGCAATTTCGACTCACGGCAAGGTCTATTCGATGGCGATGTGAATGCATTTGATGACGTAGGAGTGGAGGTGCAGTGTCGTACTACCACTGACAATCCATCAGGAAGCCCAACCTATGGAGATTTCAAAACATTTACCGTCAGTGACTTCAAGGCAAGAGGTCTACAGTTCAGAGCCAGACTAACGACGACAGATGACAAAGCGACTCCGGCGGTCACCTTCTTGTCAGTTCAATTAGACATGGGGGAGCGGGTTGAGTCAGGAGAAGATGTAGCAAGTGGGGCTGGAGCCAAAGCAATCACATTTACTAAGGCATTCCAAGCGACTCCGGCAATTGGGATCGGAGCGCAAAACCTCCAGACGGGCGATTTTTATGAACTATCGTCAAAAAGTCGCACAGGGTTTACAATCACATTCAAGAATAGTAGCGGGTCAGCTATTGATCGCACATTTGATTTTGTTGCTAAAGGAGCCGGACGAGAGGTCGCATAATATGAGCCAAGCAGATTTCACCATAGCAAACCAAGGTTTTCCCGCATTCAGAACAGAGCTAAATGCCTCATTGCAAGCCTTAGCCTCGACATCAAGTGGTACATCCGCACCATCAACCACGTTTGCTAATCAATTATTCTACGACACGACAAATAATATTCTCAAAATACGGAATGAAGATAACGATGCTTTCATTCCTATAGCTCTTCTTGATCAGTCAAGCGATGTAGTTGCTGAAATCCAGACGCAAGGAATTGGTTTCTCAGATGGTGATAATGCCATCACCATTGCAGATGGCGGTATATGCACGTTTCCTCAAGCCGTCACTTTGACTAGCGGTGCGTCGATGCCCGATAGCGTGAATCTGAGTTTTGGGGCAAGCAACGATTTACAAATACAGCATAACGGTTCTAAATCAATCATCAATGATAATGGAACTGGTGACCTTGAGCTTCAGCAGGGTGGATCAGCCAAGCTCACGGTCACAAGTACGGGTGTCACGGTCACTGGGACAGCCTTAGCAACTACTGACACAGACACATCGAACTCAGGGACAGTTGATCTGGACTTTTCTGCCAAACAGAATTTCGTGTTGACCCTAACGGGAAATATCACTAGCCTCACGGCTTCAAATGAGCAGACCGGGCAGTCGGGATTTATTGTGTTTATCCAAGATGGAACGGGCAGTCACACAGTCAGTCCTCATGGTGATTATAAGACAGCAGGAGGAGCGGGTTTGAACTTGAGTTCAGCGGGTAATGCAATTGATATCGTACCGTATGTCGTCGCCGCAACTTCAACTATTCTGTTGGGTACGCCTCAGTTGGCGTTTAGCTAATGAGTGGTCCATTCGGTTCATCACAATGGATGTATGCGACGGGATTCAAAGTAACCAACTCTTTGAATTTTCAGTCGGCGAACTCTGCACAATTGAGTCGAACTCCGAGCAGTGCAGGGAATCGACGAACTTTTACATTCTCGACTTGGATCAAGCGCACAGCCACTGCCGGGGGCGATCAATATGTGTTTGGAACAGCAAGTGAAGGTGACGGATTTGGATTCAGCGCAAACAAAATAAGAGTGCTTTTGAACGGATCGAGCAGTGGTTTCTTGACTTCAAGCACGACTTTGACTGATACCAGTAATTTTCATAGTTTGATTTTTGCAGTAGACACCACACAAAGTACACCTTCAAACAGGGTGAAAGCCTATCTCGATGGTAACCAAGTATCATTCGATGAACACACATCCTTTCCTGCTATCAACCACGATTGTGATATCAACAACACAGAAGCAAATTTTGTTGGAAATGGTCATGGAAATCAAAGAATTAACGCCAAACTTGCAGAGACAAACTTTATTGAAGGTACGCAATTAGACGAATCGAGTTTCGGTCAAACCTCTGGCGGAGTTTTTATTCCGATTGATACAAAAAATCTTACGTTTGGAACGAATGGCTTTCGTTTGCAGTATAAACAAACTGGAACTGGAACGGCATCAAGCTCAACAGTAGGAGCAGATACGTCGGGAAATAATAATCATTTAACATCAAGCGGTATATCAAGTTCGGACATTACTACGGACGCACCATGAGGATTTTGCAATGGGTTGGAAACTAGGCGATAAGATAATCAAAGAAGGTCAGGCTTTTGATTCGGCAGATGGGAGCGTTCGTCATCCGTCTTGCTGGTCAACTCATTGGTCTGATGAAGTCAAAAAAGCAAACGGCTTAACATATGTCAATACCGACTACGATGACCGTTTTTATACTGGAGTGAAAGATGACGGAAGCCTTATCAAGAAAGATATCGCAAGTATCAAAGCAGTCGCAACAGCAACCATTAAAGCCCAAGCCCAAGAAATCCTACGAAGCACAGACTGGTACGTCATTCGGAAAAGTGAAACAAACCAAGAAGTACCAGATACCGTGGCAAATTACAGAACGGCTGTCCGAACTGCGTCAAAAACTATCGAAGATGCAATAACAGCCGCAAACACTCATGCGAAAGTTATGGCTTTGTATGATATCCCCGATGGCGGCACAGTTGCACCGATCAACGATTGGCCGGAGGAAATCTGATGGATAATCGCACTGTGGCTTCAGCACACTCGCGGATTGATAAAGTTCAATCAAACTTAGCTACGCACGAGGCAGTTTGCGCAGAACGGTGGGCAGAAATGCTACACCGTGTAAAGCGCATTGAGATGATTATGATCTCCACTGCTGGAGCCTCTCTGCTCCTGCTGATATCCCTTGTACTAAGATCGTGATCTTTGAAGCCATTGCAGTAGTTCAAACAGCGAATACCGCCATTGGCGCGGTGAAAGAGCTACTAAAAAATGGCAAAGATATAACTGATTGTGCCGAGCAACTCGGTAAATACTTTGACGCAAAAGCAGAAATACAGAAAAAATCAGGCAGTTCGCAGTCAACAGGCTCAGATTTAGAAAACTTCCTTCACCTCGAAAAGTTAAGGCAACGAGAAGAAGAGTTGAAAACCATGCTCATCTATCAGGGTAGAGCAAACCTTTATCAAGATTTTTTGAGGTATGCGGCAGAAGCAAAACGCAATCGCGATGAAGCGTTGGAAGCCAAGAAAAAAGCTAAGATCGCAAAGCGTAAAAGAAACTTGGCTATCCTACGTTCTATGGTCATTGTATTTATATGTTTGTTGGGATTGGCTAGTGTTGGTGGTTTTATTTATTGGCTCGCTAATATGAGGCCAGCATGAGTGATTTGAAAAAGTATGACACGAACAAGAATGGCACTCTCGATCCGAATGAGTTATTGGTTATTGAGATTGAGGATCGCCGCCGTCAAATGCTGGATAACGACAAGCAAAGAGATTCAGTGCGAGCGATGGCGTGGTATGCGCTTGCTGGCCTATTGTGCTATCCCGCTGGTATTTTTTTATGTAGTTTGTTCGGACTTGATAAGGCGGCTACGCTTATCGCTGATATCGCGGGGACGTACTTCATAGCTGTATCGGCACTTGTCGCATCATTTTTCGGAGCCAGTGCCTATCAAGCAAAGAAGCAAGACAAAAGTGACAAATGATCTATGTGTTTGCATTAATTGTAATGACGGCTGAAGGCACTGTGATACCAGATAAAAAGGCGTATTTTTACTCTATCAACAGGTGCAACTACTTTGCAGATCGCGTGAGCCGTACACGATACAACTATTGGACAAAACGTAAAGTACAAGCGTACTGCATCCCTGAGTGGGTTAATCCGAAAACGACAAAGATATTGAGGTGATTATGATACAAGCACTAATTGCACCAGTAACGAGTTTACTAGATAAATTCATCGAGGATAAAGATCAAAAAAACGTCCTGGCTCACGAGATCAGCGTGATGGCCGATAAACACGCTCAGGAGCTTGCACTAGCGCAGATTGAAGTATTGAAGGCAGATGCAAAAGGGAACTGGTTTCAAGCGTCTTGGAGACCTCTTATTGGATGGATATGTGGTCTAAGCCTAGCAATCAACTATATGGTCGCGCCAATATGCGCTGGATTCGGCATAATGATTCCGATGGCTGACATGAGTGTGATGATGCCTTTAATGTTCGGTATGTTGGGAATCGGCACGATGCGGTCGTATGACAAAAAACAAAAGACGGACACAAAATAATGTTTGAACTTAGTCAACGGTCGTTGGATCGACTAGAAGGTGTGGATGAGCGGCTGGTCAAAATAGTTTCCAGAGCTATTCAAATTACTGATACAGATTTCGGAGTTATCCAAGGTCTACGGACAGAAGAAGAGCAAAAAGCCTTGGTGGAAAAAGGCGCGAGCAAGACCATGAAGTCAAAACACCTAGAGGGGCGCGCAGTCGATCTCATGGCCTACATAAGCGGTCGAGGATCCTGGGAGTTAAATGTGTACGACAACATTGCGGAAGCCATGCAACAAGCCGCCACTGAAGAAGGCGTAGATATTCGGTGGGGAGCCGCGTGGCACATCTCTGATCTGCGAGGATGGACAGGGACAATGGAAGCCGCAATGAACGATTATATCGACACCAGGCGGAGAGAAGGACGGAGACCTTTCATCGATGCACCTCACTTTGAATTAATGACATAAATAATCAAAAAACGCTTTTTTTATCCACTCAAATGATGTTTAATACTCTTGTTATGTAACAGGAGAAATGAACATGACTAATCAAAAATCAAGCGAATGTCCAAAAGTGATAGCCAATGCACTCTTTCAAGTGCAGAAGCAAATTGCCACGTTAGGCTATGATTCAACCAACGATTTCTCTAACTATAATTATGTGTCAATCGACAAATACTACGAGAAAATGCGTCCATTGATGAACGATGCAGGGATTTTAATTATCCCTGATGAACTAGAAAGCAGTATCAGTGAAGATAAAAAGCTCTATCGTGCCGTGTACCAGTTCACCGTCATTCACAAGGATGGTGCTGTGTGGAATTTTCCGATCCGCAGATCAATCACTCTTCCATTTGTCGGGGCACAATCGTCAGGAATCGCTCTGTCGTATCTTGAAAAGATTGCTATGCGAACAATCTTCAAGATTAATTCTGGCGATAAAGACAGTATCGACGCTGACAGTTTAGAGCAACAAGATTTTAGCCCATTAGATGATGAGCAAAAAGACAACATCAATCAGCTATTGAAAGAAACAAACGCTGATGTCGATGCGTTTCTCAAGCACTATGAAATTGAAAGTGTGAAAGAGATGTCGCAAGCCGTTTACGATCAAGCGTTAAAAATGTTGAAAACAAAACAAGAACAGCAAAATAGCAAGCCTCAAGTACCATCAGAAGATGTCGTAGACGCTTTCACGCATGGCGAGGAGCCTGACATTCATGAGGAAGAGGCTAAAAACCATGAGAATCATTGAGCATGAGCAACGGAGTCCTAAGTGGCATCAGGCAAGGCTTGGATGTCCGACTGCCTCTAATTTTGGCAAGTTGATCAGTCCTACAGGTGCAAAAAGCACTCAAGCAAAGTCATATGTCAATGAGTTGATCGCTCAAAAACTTACTGGTGAAAGTCCTGACGTAACGGTTACGGAGTGGATGGAGAGAGGCACAGAGCTTGAGGCAAAGGCTCGATTTCTTTATCAGTTCATGACCGACAGTACGGTTGCCGAAGTCGGTTTGTGCAAGCACGACACGTTGGAATGCGAAGCATCGCCAGACGGATTGATCAGCAAT